ATGATGGCCAACAACGCGAACACCCAGGCGATCGTGAATGCTACCAATGCGGGCATCCAGACTGTTATGGATAAAATCTGCCAGCTTGAACTTGCGGGTAAGGATCAGCAGATTGCGAACCTAACTGCGCAGCTTAATGACGCAAATCGCCGCGCAGAATCCCGTGACGAAATCGCTCAGATCATGGCCGGTCAGCGCGCTCTTGCCAATGAGGTAGAGCAGTATGTCCTCCCGACTCCGCGTCCTGCCTATATGGTCCAGAATCCAAACTGCTGCCCTCAGAATAACTGCTGCCCTCAGAATAACTGCTGCAGCTGCGGCCAGTAAGGAGGTGCCGAGATGGCTGAATGGACTAGTGTTGCCGTTCAGACGGTCAACCCCGGTGAGGCCATCGTCTTCACCGAAAATACCCAGCCCTGCACCAGAGGTTATATTCTCCATCGCGAGGACAGCGGCGCTTTTCTCATGAAGGGCGTTGACACCGGAACCTGCATCAGGAGATGCTGCAAACCGACTACCGTAGACTATATGGTCGACTTCGGCGCGAATATTTCCATTCCGGCCGGAGAGACGGTTGATACGATTTCTGTAGCATTTGCTCTGGATGGAAATACTCTTGCTGGGACCGAGATGGAAGTAACGCCAGCCGCCGTCGAACAGCCGTTTAACGTATCAAGAGCGACCAATGTCGGAATCTGGAAAGGATGCTGCCAGACGCTCAGCGTCCGTAACACGAGCGCAATTCCGATCCTGGTTGAAGCGCCGAATATTGTGTTCGCGAAGAAGTGAGGAGGAAATTCAAAATGGAACTGAAAACGGAGTCCATGAAGAATATGAAGAAGGTCGTCGAGAAATGCCTCGATGAACTGATGAAGAAACCCGACCTCACTCCTGCAGAAACCAAAGCGGCCATCGATGGGTTCCATCTTTATGATGAGCTGTGCTGCCGAATTGAAGACTGTGAGATGGAAGAAGAAAAGAAGGATCCCGGCGCATATTCCGAACGCGGATATTCCAGGCACGGCGATCCTTATCGCGAGTATCATATTACTTCGTATGGCATGCCTGAGAGGGCTGTCTATTCTGATCGCAGTTATGCCAATATGAACCGCGGATATTCCAGCGCTCCTCAGTATGGCGTGCATGGATGGTATCAGAGCAATTACGAGCCAAGAGCCATGGAACGCTACTCCGGTTATCCCGGTTATCCGAGAGAGCACATGAATGTCAGCTATTGTGACGATCCGTATTATGCAGAACGCGGACGTGGCTACAGTGGACACAGCATCGGCGACCGTTTCATCAGTATGGCTGAGAAACTGATGGATTCTACAGAGTCTGATTACGAACGTCAGGAACTGCAGAAATACATTCGGGCGATCCGCGCCATGATGATGAGCGAATAAACTACAACGGGGAGCTCGGAGAAGTACTTCGGGCTCCTCTTTTTTTTACAGGAAAGTGAGGGCTGAATAATGGAAACATTTTTTATACCGCATTCCGACTATCTGGCCCATCACGGGATCGATGACGGAACAATACTTCTGACACAGGATGAGTCCGGGGAATTCCTGGAGCACTACCAGATCAAAGGCGCCAAACACGGTGTTCGAAGATTTCAGAACTATGATGGATCTCTCACAGCGGCCGGAAGAGAACGCTATGGCGTAGGAGATCCGAGACCGAAGAAGAGCGCTGTAAAGGGTTTGGCTGAAAAAGTTCAGAAGTTGCACAAGGAAAATCAGAAAAAAACCTCAAAAGACAAGTCGACCGTCGAAGCCGAGAAGGCCGCAAAGCAGAAGCAGAAACTCATGGATCATCTTCGCGAGCATCCGGGCGACATGTACAAGCATCGCAAGGAGCTCAGCCAACAGGACGTTGATGATATCATGACGAAAGTCAAGTTTGATAAGACGCTGAAAGATATTCGAAAGAGTGAAATCGATCGCGGAGTGAAAAAGATCAGCGATATTAAGGGCTATGTTGACACGCTCAACAACGTCTATAACACAAGTAAAACTACCTGGAACAACATTGCAGAAGTGAACAATGCGCTTATCGACATGGGCATTAATAAGAATGGAAAGTATATACGCAAATTCGGCGAGAATGATGATTCGTACCTGAAGCGGTCGAAAGACAAGGCAAAGAAGGAAAGAGAAGAAGAACTCGAAAGAAAACTTCGCAATGGAGAAATCGAAGATATTTACAACAATCGCAACAAATGGTCTACGGAAGAGCTCATGAAAGCATACAAGAGATCCTCTACAGAAGATCTTGTAAGAAATCAGGTCGATAAGAAGAAACCAAAGGAAGCAGCTGAGACCAAGCCGAAAGAGGAAAAGATATCTGACGAAGTTCGTTCAGCAATTTGGGGCGGCAGTCCGAAAGAACTGATGAAACTGTACAACACTGCGAACTCCAAGGAGAAAGAGGCGATCGAGAAAGCAATCGCTGACTATCAGGATGTAATGGAGCTCGCGACTAAGTATAAGAGGTAAATCAAAATGGCGTTATCGAACACCGCTGTACCAAAATATTACGGCGAGTTTCGAGACGCCGTAATCCGCGGAGAAATCCCGGTCAACAAAGAAATCTCGATGCAGATGAATCTGATTGACGATCTGATAGCCGATCCGAGATTCTACTACGACGATCAGGCAGTAGAAGGATTTATTCGCTTCTGTGAGAGCGAACTGACCTTGACTGATGGCGGCGATCTGAAGCTCCTGGACACCTTCAAGTTATGGGGCGAAGATCTGTTCGGATGGTATTATTTTGTCAAACGAAGCGTCTGGGTTCGGAATCTGGTCGGAAGCGGAGGGCACTATGAGTATCGAAAGATTAAGCGCCGTCTTCGCAACAAGCAGTATCTGATTATTGGTCGAGGTGCTGCAAAAAGTCTGTATGACACATGCGTTCAGGCATACGGTCTGATTGTAGATCCGGAAGCAACCGATCAGATTGTTACTGCTCCGACCATCCGGCAGTCAGAAGAGACCTTACTGCCTCTTAAAATTGCCATAGCCAGAGCGCGCGGCCCGGTTCTGCAGTTTATGACCGAAGGTTCGCTGCAGAATACAACGGGAAGCAAGGCGGATCGAGTCAAGGTCGCATCTACGAAAAAGGGCATTGAGAATTTCGTTACGAATTCTATTATCGAGTCGAGACCGATGCGGATCGATAAGCTTCAGGGCGCCAGATGCAAGTATGCCACCATCGATGAATGGCTGTCCGGAGATGTAAAAGAAGACGTTGTCGGCGCTATCGAGCAGGGTGCCGCAAAGGTAGATGACTGGGCCATCGTAGCGACCAGCTCGGAAGGAACGGTTCGAAACGGACCCGGCGACACAATCAAAATGGAACTGATGGAGATCCTGAAAGGCGAATACTTTCAGCCGCATGTGTCCATCTGGTGGTATCGCCTGGACGACATGAAGGAACTGAACGATCCGTCCAAATGGCTGAAAGCGAATCCGAATCTGGATAAGACGGTCACATACGAGACGTACCAGCTGGAACTCGAACGAGCGGAAAAGAACCCGTCTGTTCGAAACGATGTTCTGGCGAAGAGATTTGGTATCCCGATGGAAGGGTACACGTACTTCTTTACTTATGAAGAGACGAAGCCGCATCGCCATCAGTACTTTGACGGAATGCCATGCGCGCTTGGAGCCGACCTTTCACAGGGGGATGACTTCTGCGCATTTACGTTCCTGTTTCCGCTTACGGGAAGAGGCTACGGGATTAAGGCAAGAAGTTACATTACATCTTATAACTACCAGAAGCTTCCGAGAGCACTTCAGTCTGAGTATGAGAAGTTCCTTCGTGAAGGCAGTCTGATCATTATGGATTCGACAGTCCTCGATATTCAGGAAGTCTATGAAGACCTGTTCAAGTACATTGATGAACGAAAGTATGACTGTCTGTGTCTCGGTTACGACCCGTATAATGCTCCAGTATTCGTAAACCAGTGGGAGATTGACAATGGCCCTTACGGTATTGTCAAGGTTCCGCAGGGAGTAAAGACTGAGTCGGTTCCCCTCGGAGAGCTAAAGATTCTTGCGGAACGTGATGAACTGTTGTTTGACGAAGAGATCATGTCATTCTGCATGGGGAACTGTATCACAATGGAAGACACCAACGGAAACCGGAAGCTTATGAAGCGACGCAGAGATCAGAAGATCGATAATGTTTCGGCTCTTATGGACGCGTATATCGCTTATAAACAAAATAAAGATATGTTCGAGTGAGGTGAGAGGCCTTGAATGAATACAGATCAGATGATTATCTCGCTCATTACGGCATTCCCGGAATGAAATGGGGCGTTCGACATGATCCCGTTCGTGCCAAGGGGAGGACCGAAGCAAAGGCCGGTCGGATTAAGCGCAAGATAGAGCGAAGAGATAACGTCGCCAAGTGGGCAACACGAAGGGGAATCGAACTGGATCATTTCCCGACAAAAGGTCTCAGCAAACGATCATACAAGCTTGCCCGCAAGGCAAATAAATCAGCAATACGGCAGGTTGCCAAAGGAAGTAAATTTCTGAAAGCTGCCGAAAAAGAATTTAAGAAGCAGAATGTTGTTTCTTTGGATAAGAATACGATTGCGTATGGTCATGAGCTGACAAAACGCATG